GGCAGCTCTATACAACAGAGTTTGTCTGGTTTGTTCCGAACGACGACAATCGAGCAGAAGATGGGAAAGAGTTAAGGAAGGAATTCTTTCTTGACGAGAGCATATTTGAAGTTGATCCGGATTGGAGAGATCTCGAATGCTCTGTTCTTGAGATGCTCGTTGCTCTATCTCGTCGTCTCTCTTTCGAAGCTGAGGGTGAGACACGATGGTGGTTTTGGCACTTACTTGAAAATCTTGAGCTGACTCATTACAACGACAAAGAGTACGACAATCAAGACTATATTAACAAAGCAATAGATCGTCTTTTGAATAGAAGGTACAAAAAAGATGGACTTGGTGGTTTGTTTCCATTGGACTATGCTGGCGAAGATCAGAGGAAGGTCGAGCTCTGGTATCAACTTGCTAGTTATGTTATTGAACGAGAGGAGGGTTGATGGATTTCTATCAAATTTGCACGAGGGAAACGAAAAGTGGAACTCTAGAGTTATTTCCAGATTTTAGAGTCGGACGATCAAAAGATCTCATGGTTCGAGGACGAGGATTCTATGCTATTTGGGACGAGGCAAATAGTGTTTGGTCTCAGGACGAGTATGATGTTCAACGTCTTGTCGACGAAGAACTGCGCGCATATTCTGATGAAGGAAAAGCAAAAGGTATAACATACCAAATAAAAGACATGCGCTCATTCAGCACAAATGCTTGGAGTCAATTCCGAAAATACATGCAAAATATTAGCGACAATAGCCATCAACTCGATGAGCATTTAACTTTTGCTAACAGTGAAGTTAAAAAAGGCGATTTTGTCAGTCGTCGACTTCCATATTCTCTTGTTGCTGGTGATCACAGTGCGTGGGATGAACTTGTTGGTACACTATATTCTGTGGAAGAAAGGGAGAAGTTAGAGTGGGCCATTGGCGCGATTGTGTCCGGGGATTCGAAGAAGATTCAGAAGTTTCTCGTTCTGTACGGCCCGGCTGGGACCGGAAAGTCAACTATTCTCAACATTATTCAAAATCTATTCGAGGGGTACACCACATCGTTCGAAGCAAAAGCTTTGGGTGCGAATGGAAACGCTTTCGCAACTGAGGCTTTCAAGAATAACCCCCTTGTCGCTCTTCAGCATGATGGTGATCTTTCTAAGATCGAAGATAATACTAAGTTGAATTCTATCATCTCTCACGAGGAGATGACCATGAATGAAAAGTATAAGCCGAGCTATACCTCTAAAGTAAATGCTTTTTTACTAATGGGAACAAACCAACCGGTAAAAATCTCGGATGCTAAATCCGGTATCATTCGGCGCCTTATCGACGTACACCCCACTGGAGTTAAACTACCAGCGAAGCACTATGCCGCTTTGATGAATCAGATTGACTTTGAGCTAGGTGCGATTGCACAGCATTGTCTAGAGACATATAGAAGTATGGGTAAGAATTATTACAATGCATATCGCCCACTCGAGATGATGCTTCAGACAGATGTTTTCTTCAACTATATTGAGGCAAGCTATGACGTATTCAAGGAACAAAACAGCACGACGCTTCGTCAAGCGTATATTCTGTATAAAGAGTTTTGTGCTGATACTGGCATTGATCGCGTTCTTCCGCAATACAAAGTCCGAGAAGAACTCAGAAACTACTTTGACGAGTTTAAAGATCGAACCACCATCGACGGTGTTGTTCTCAGAAGCTATTATTCGGGCTTCAACGCCAACAAATTTAAGACGGCGTCTAAGAACGACACTACGTTTTCGCTCGTCATGGACGAAACAGAATCTATATTTGACGCCGAGTTTGGGACGAATCTGGCTCAACTTGCCAGCAAAGTCGACACACCGAAAAGGGCGTGGGATCTTGTTAAGTCGACCTTATCAAAAATTGATACTTCTATGGTTCACTTTGTACAAGTGCCTGTTGAACATATTGTCATTGACTTCGACCTTAAGGATGAAAACGGCGTCAAGTCGGCTGAGAGAAACCTTGAAGCAGCGAGTCAATGGCCAGCAACATACGCAGAGTTCAGCAAAAGTGGGGCCGGAGTCCACCTCCACTACACCTACATTGGAGATTCCACTCAACTTAATCCAATTTACAGCGATGGAATCGAAGTCAAAGTTTTCACTGGAGGAAGTTCTCTACGCAGAAAACTTACGAAATGCAACAATGTTCCGGTCGCGGATCTAAACGGAGGGTTGCCTCTTAAGGAGAAAAAAATGCTTAGTGAAAATCAAATTAAGAGTGAAGCTGGACTTAGATCCATGGTTACTCGTAACTTGAAAAAAGAAATTCATCCGGGAACGAAGTCGTCTATTGATTTCATTCAAAAAATCCTCCAGGATGCTTATGATTCTGGAATGGCCTATGATATCACAGACATGCGGGGCCCTATCACCGCGTTCGCAAATAATAGTAGCAATCAGGCGATGGTCTCACTAAAGACTGTTCAAAGAATGAGATTTCAAGGATCGGATATTCTTAAACCATCGGCTAAGGGCCCTGACGATTGGGAAGCCGAACACGTTGCCCCGCAGGCTAAGGACGAACGAATCGTCTTTTATGATGTTGAAGTATATCCAAATTTGTTTGTTGTTTGCTGGAAGTATCAAGGTAGCGACACCGTTGTTAGAATGATCAACCCCACAGCACAAGAGATAGAATCTCTATTCAGATTCAAGTTGGTTGGGTTCAATAACCGTCGTTACGATAATCATATTCTGTATGCCGCATCTATGGGATACAGCAACGAACAGATTTATAAGTTGAGTAGCAAGATCATCAATAACGACAAGAATGGGTTGTTCCGAACAGCCTACAGCTTGTCTTATGCCGATATTTACGACTTCACATCAAAGAAACAGGGCCTTAAGAAGTATCAGATTGACTTGGGTTTACCTCACGTTGAGATGGATTTGCCTTGGGATGAGCCCGTCAACAAGGAAGACATTCCAAGAATTGTTGAGTATTGTGTAAGCGACGTCACCTCCACCGAGGTTGTCTTTGATTCTAGAAAACAAGACTTCGTAGCTAGGCAAATCCTCTCTGAGTTAAGTGGGTTAACCTTAAACGACACAACTCAGAATCACACTGCAAAGATCATATTTGGAAATGAACGAAAGCCGCAAGACAGTTTCGTATACACCGATCTAAGAAAGGAGTTTCCTGGTTATGAGTTTGACCTTGGAAAGTCGCTCTACCGTGGCGAAGATCCTAGTGAGGGTGGCTACGTATACTCGGAACCTGGGATATATGAGAACGTCGCCGTATTGGACATCGCTTCGATGCACCCAACAACGATTGAGGTGCTCAATATGTTCGGCGACTTCACGCCAAAGTTTGCAGCACTTAAGGAAGCTAGAATCGCTATTAAGCGTGGAGACTACGCCTTGGCAAAGACACTTCTTGGCGGCAAACTCGAACCTTATCTTGGAGACGAAGCCGAAGCACAAGACCTCTCATACGCTCTAAAGATTGTAATCAACATTGTGTATGGCCTCACTAGTGCTAAGTTCGAAAATCCATTCCGAGATGTTCGTAACGTAGATAACATTTGTGCTAAGCGTGGCGCTCTCTTTATGATCGACCTTAAACATTATGTTCAAGAAGCACTGGGTCTGCAAGTGATCCACATAAAGACCGACTCGATTAAGGTCGCAAACGCATCCAAAAAGCAAATCAAGGATATTTCAGACTTTGGAGCCAAGTATGGATACGACTTTGAACATGAGAACACGTTCGATAAGTTTTGCTTAGTCAATAAGGCAGTTTATGTTGCTCGAGAGGGCGATAAGTGGACCGCAGTTGGGCCAGAGTTCCAGCATCCCTATATTTACAAGACTCTGTTTACCGGAGAAGAAATTACCTTTGACGACCTCTGTGAGACCAAGCAAGTTACACAGGGATCTATGTACTTAGACTTCGATGGTGTTAATCGACCGATGTATCTGGCTGAGGGACCAGAGTTCGTTGGTAGGACAGGTCGTTTTGTGCCTATCGTTGAAGGCGGTGGTGGCGGAATCCTATTGCGAGTTAAAGACGACAAGCAGTATGCCGTCGCTGGAACTAAGGGATATTTCTGGATGGAAGCCACACAGGCTAAGTCGTTGTATAAAGACGATGATGGTAAGATCGACATCAACTACTTCGAACATATTGCAAGTGAAGCAGTTAATACGATCAACAAGTTTGGGGACTTTGAAGAATTCGTCAAATAGATCATTGGATGGGCGGGGCTTGCTTATCGTAGGTCCCGCCTCCCGAGGTTTTTATATTTAGGAGCAAAGAATGAAGCATATTAATACCGACCCACAATCATCCATGGATATTTTCATTAGTTTCTTTAGTGAGGAGTTTTACATACCTAAGCATCGTCAAGAAGGGGAGTGCTTGGAATGAAGTACAGTCATCGAGTTTCAGAAGTTGAGGCCAGGCAGGTAACCCAAGAGAACGTTTCCGAGATCGCAGAGTGGTGTCAAGGAGTTGTTATCGAAGAACACGACCCTTTTGATAACTCGAAGATTTTCCTATCATTAAACGCCCCAACTCGCCTAGGTGGACGAAGAGCAGGAGAGGGGGACTATGTAGTTGAAGTAACAAATGGAAGGTTTGAGGTTCATGGTTCTATCTATTTTGAAACTGCCTATGAGCCCGTACGTTGACGCTAGAAATGAAACTCGTTGGCTAGCTACAGCATCAATCATATTTGTGGTTATAGTTTTTGGCTTCGTGTCTATGTACTATACTCATCGTTTAGATAAAGCAGAACAAGAGTTTCTTCGAAACCAAACCCATATTTACGACAATTTAGAGGAGATACCAATGGACCTTTTACTTAAAGCAAAGATTCTTGTGGTTGAGCAACATAAGTTACAAGATTGGGATGTCGATTCGAACGAATCACTTTTCAAAGATTTAACCGTCGACGACATTTACGTTGTCTGGTTTAGCAAGACTCTTGGTAACTGGAAGGCTCTACTTAGTAGCGACGCTTGGGATGATACCAGCTACTATGAGATTACACACAACGGTGACAAACATGAAACATATGTCGATCACTATCGTAAGGTGTCAAACAAAGCAGTCCAAGACGACACTGTTGAAACCCTTCGTGAAAAGATCAACACCGCTGCTCGGGATATTTGAAAGCCATGGATAAGCGAGAAGCAGTTGAGCTAACGAAGTCGGTTAACGCGTTAAACAAAAGTCTTAAGGAAATGTCAAGCGTGCTTAAGAGCTACAACGAAAACTTTGTGGCTTTTGCTCGCATTATGAAAGATAGAATGGAGACACAAGAATGATTGGACACGAGGAAATCGAGAACCGTTTTGGTCACCACAAGGCAACCTTGGAAGGTGATGAAGCAACTCTCCCGAAGCATATTCAGTTGCGTGCTCACTTCTCAAGCCTTGCTGGTTTTCTAGATGAGATTCTTCCAGATGGCAGAGAAAAATCAGTCATGTTTACTGAGCTAGAGAACGCCAGTATGTGGGCGCACAAGTCTGTAGCTAAAACTGCGCCTCTAGAGTTGGGCGTCTGATATGGCTAGCGAAAATCTCATCATCGAAGACGCCAATGTAGTTTTTCGAAACTTTGCCGGTCGAGAAGGCATGTATAACGCTGAGGGACAGAGAAATTTCTGCGTTATTCTTGATGATAAGCCAGCAGAAGAAATGGCAGCAGACAGCTGGAACATCAAGTATTTGAAGGCTCGTGAAGAAGGTGACACCCCAACACCATATGTTCAGGTTGCAGTGGGTTTCAAGGGTCGCCCCCCAAAGCTTGTTCTCATCACTTCTAGAGGAAAGACTGAATTGGATGAGGATGAAGCAGAGCTTCTTGACTGGGTCGATATTGCTGGAGTAGACCTAATCATCCGCCCTTACAACTGGTCTGTCAACGGGAAGTCTGGAGTAAAGGCATATTTGAAGTCCATCTTTGTCACTGTTGATGAGAGTGCGTTGGATATTAAGTATGCTGAGGTCCCCGAGCTCGAACGAAACGCTCAACCAGCAATTGAAGGCGCTAAGCTTGCTATTGAATCTGGTGATGATGGAGATATCATCGATGCAGAAATTGTAGACGACGATGAGTAGTGACAAAGAGATAGCCATCCGAGAATTTGCCCTAACTCAAGCAAATCTTATATCAAAGGGTTACGATAATCCATATGCCATAACGAAGCTTGCTTCAGTGTTTGAATCATATCTATGTGATGGTTTCGAGATCAATCTTGATAATAAACCGGCTGGGTTTGAGGTTCTTGGGTCTTTCTGCTTTACCAATGGTCGAGTGATCAACCATAAGGGCGAGAACTACTACAAGGCTTGCGATGCAATTGTTGCAAAGCTTGACGATTTAGAAGGCGGTATGTCTCATTGTGTAAAGAGATTAGACCACCCGTCAACTGAACACGAAGATTACCAAGGAAGAGTTAAGGTGTATACATGAGTAACCTAGTAGAACACGCAAAAACAGAACTTGAGTTACTTGGCGAAGACCCAGAAGTCATTGAGGGATATTTGAATGTCATCCAGGCATTCGCAGATATGGGTCACTCTGGTGGCTCGGCTTCCGTTGCGATCCCGACCATTAGTCGTCTTCTTAACTTTGGGAATCTAAAACCTCTGACAAGCGACCCGGACGAATGGGTCGACCACACTGAGGTTAGTGGAAACAACCCCCTATGGCAAAACAAGCGAAATTCAGAGGCCTTTTCTTTAAATGGAGGAAAGACATATTACCTCTTATCCGAAACGTCGGGTAAGAAAAAGAGAGTCATTCACTACTCGATGCCAAAAGTAAAGGAGTCAGAATGATATTTGCAGGCTTTTTAGCTGGCGCGATTGCGGTTCTTATTGGCGTGGCTGTAGGCATCTCAATCAAACAACCAGACAATAAGGAAAAGTAAGTATACTTGCAGTGAATACTAATTCACAAGCAGCAGAACGTTTAATCGACACACTCATAGCTCATCAAATAGTAGAAAGTGGTATCATGACACTCACTTCAAAGTTCTCTCACAAGCCATCTTTCGTAGATGCCGCACTGGTCACCGAAGAAAACATGAAAGAAGTTGCAGAATGGTGCAACGGAACGATTCTTACGTTCGATGAAACCGAGAAGGTGAAGAACGTTGAGTATATTAAGGTCCGTGTACAGCACCCGATTAGTCAAAGGCAGACTAAGGCATTTGTTGGTGACTTTGTTCTCTATGGAGGAAAGAGCTTCAAGGTATATCCTGAAGGCGCGTTCCATAGGACGTTCGATAGCGTTTTTCTGGAGAATGCAGATGGACCAGTTGAGATCCCTCAGCCAAGCGACACCCTACCAGAACCAGGAGTGGCTGTACATGTCGCAACTGAGCAAGAGATTGTCCCTGGCGTGACCGCAACTCGCATTGAAGAGGCAAACCTTTCTGTGAGTGGAGAACAGATCATTGGCCAAGTTACCGACATTCGAGAATCGGAAGAAGGACTTGAGTTCGACTTCACCGTGAATAGTGCGAAGGCTGCTGAAGCGGCATCTCGTATTGCTGGAGCGACACCAAAGGTATATGTAGACGAGGTCGCAGAAGAGCCAAAAACATCCTATACAAAGGCTGAGTATGAGGCCCTCAACAAGGTCAATCCAGACCGAATCTGACCAAAAAGATATTTGTAAGATTAACTAAGGAGCAAACTATGGTAGCACAGATTAAGACAATCACCCTCAAGGACAACTCACACCAGGTCATGGACGTTCACTATATTCGAGTGAATAAGGGTAATCGAAAGGGTGCCGCGGCCGCTTTTGGCGGACAGCTTTATGATCACTCAGACGGCACCTTCCACATTAACTTGAAGACTAAGGTGAACGATAAGGTTAAAACCATCGTTGTTGTTTCTGGGGACTTTGTGTTTTGTACAGGAACAAACAATCGTTGGCAGGTCAAAAACCTAGCCGCCTTCAACAAGCGATTCTCGAATGTCGGTAAAATCTGATTGATATTTGTATGTGATGGACGGGTACCCAAAACCCAGGGCTAAGTCGTGTAAACCGAGTAAGCCTGTCTCTCGCATAAAGATATTTAGTTTCTATTTATACTAGGAGAAAATATGTCACGAGCTGAGAATGAGTATCGAGATTTACCTAAAAATCTTAGAGTAGGTTACTCTGAGAAAATGGATTCGAAAGAAATGGATTATAACGCTTTCGATAGTAAGTTTGATCGACTTTCTGACTCTCTAGACGGTCTTGAGAAACTTTGTGAGGACCTTAAGTCATCTCTGGAGCCGATTCTGATACCCCCCGAGAATGTCCCTACATGTGAAACTCCGTATGATTGTGATGCTCAAAATTTTCAGACTAGTATTTTTGAGCAGAGGATTTCAGACGCCATAGAGAAGGTTGACTCTCTAAGAGATGGGTTTAGACGACTTTCTGTCAGAATTGATATTTAACTCGTCTGAGCGAGCATAAATAGAGGTTAGGCTCATAGCGGGTGGTGTGAACGCTGAATGGCTTTTTTAAAAAGCTTTGAGTTCCTTAAACTAGTAGATTCAGCTACTGCTAGTGCCATCGTCGGCGGTCAAGGAAAAGACCGAACACTCGATAGGACCACTCAGTAAGCATGCCTTGATATTTGAGGTAGGTTTCTGTGGATGATCACCTATCAAGTAGGTAGTTATAAAACCAGCTCGTGGATTTCTCCCGTGAGGGGTCGGAGGGTGAGCACTACTCCAAGTGCGGACCTAACGTCTAGATGTATGGAGCGTCTAGAGACGAGTGATGTGACGCCACCCGGTACACGGGGCGTTTTGATGTGGGACAGTACCTCCGGCGCAAAACCCACACACTTTTAATCTAAAAAAACAAACTATATTTAGGGGTTTACAATGACTGATACTTTTTGGGCTTTGGTTGGCGTTGACTTTGTCCTCCTATTCGGATTACTTACAACTTTGTATTTGATTTATAAAGAAAGTAACAAGTGACATCAAGGCGCCTGTAGCTCAGCTGGTTAGAGCAAAGGACTCATAATCCTTCGGTCGTGGGTTCAAGCCCCACCGGGCGCACTAGTGGTTCTGTGATTAAGGCTATGAGCACAGACATTGGGCATTGGGGCTGCAAGACGAATATTCGTCTACCCGTTAATGTGACAGTCTAGAGACACCTATTCTGGTATCCGGTATAGGTAGCGTAAGTTCTTAAACTACTGTCAGCCACTTTTATTTAAGCAGTACCATTGTCTATAGAAGGAGGCGTTGTTGTGCTAGTGATTAAGGCTATTTTAATTTGATCTTAAGATACAATTATATCCTCTATCTGATAGGCAAATCATGAAAATGCTTTCACAGGATTACAACGGTATTTTTTTCAAACACAAACAAAATACCTACCAGCTTTTTAACGTGACACCCATCATGAGCTATGGTTCGAACTTCGAAACGATTACCTTTTCGGTTAAAGCCTATTTAGAAGGCAATGATGCCTCACTTCTCATAACCGTTGCGGCCAAGTTGACCATATGTTCTACATCCCTTGTATATTATACATCTGGAGACATTAACAAAGTGATATTTGAAAAATTATGTAACACAATTGATAAGGATTTTTTTAATGGCGACATAGTCACTAGAGGCGAAGTTTTTAGCCATGCGCTTATTGAAAAATTCAATACAGAAAAGCCTACGGGATATCAAGCTTTTCAGAATAAGTACTCTCAAGAAGTCGAATCAGAATCGGTTGTTGGTATTCTAGCAATTCCTGGACTATCCACCAGAATACTAATGCCTTGCTATTCCGATGAGGAATTCAGCTTTTGTGTATTTAGTCAAACTCTAAGCAAAGCCATTGTGCACCTCAATGATGTCCACCATTGGACTAGAGAACAAATTGCAGATTGGCTAGACGTAATCCATGACGAAAAACTCGTAGACACAACCATCAAAGAAAAGAGTATAGTATGAATATTTCAGTTATCGACAAGAATGCTGCCACCGTCAAGGAAACTCTGACTGAGAACGAGCAGAAGGTCATTGATCGTCTGGGTGAAGTTCGTCTGTCTGATCTCATTCGAATTGGATCGAGAGGCAGCGATCAGAAGGTTGGTGGGTGGACGGGGGAATTTGGAGAGATGTGTGCTCTTAGCTCAGCACTTGCGGGAGCTAAGGCCTACGGTCTTCGGTAAGGAGTTTGACTGGTCCAGAAATTACTTTATTTGAAAGGAGGTGTCCTTATGCGAGCGATCAAGAGGGACTAAAGCGCTTTAGCTTATATTTGAATGATGTAGGAGGGGGTCTCACACGAGGCCTTCTCTGCGGACCTCTAGCTCAGTTGGCAGAGCAGCGGACTTTTAATCCGCGGGTCGTCGGTTCGATCCCGACGGGGTCCACGAACAATCATATTCTAAACACAGGAGAATTAAACAATGGACACGTTTATCGTGGGGTCAAAGAAATTCAAAGCCTGGTCTAAAATGAGATGCGAACTCGGCAGATCTGAGCCCGTAAATCACGAAGCACACGTTTGGGATGGACGCCATACAATTTATGGACCATATTTTTGTCCGGGGTGGCCTGAGTTTATACCTAAACATCGATCTAATGTAGACCCGCAGTAGCTATATTCCAAACACAGGAGAATTAAATGAAAAAGATCCCAACCCTATTCTTAAGAAACCCAGACGATAGACGACATGTCACCAAAGAAGTAACCCCAGGCTGCGAATGGGTTATTTCTGGAGAAGGTGTTCCGACCAGAAAGTATGATGGGACTTGCGTTATGTTAGATGGCACTGGCCGATGGTGGGCTCGACGTGAGGTGAAGAAGGGTAAACAGTCACCATATATGTTTATGCGCGTCGATTACGATACGGTGACTGGAAAACAGGTTGGCTGGGTACCAATCGAGGACTCTAGCTTCTATAAGTTTTTCTTGGAGGCTTTGACTAATTCCACTCCGACGAATAAGGGGACATACGAGCTCTGTGGCCCAAAAGTTAATGGCAATCCAGAAGACACTGAGGGTCATGAGCTATTCTCACATGAAAATGCTGATTTGGTTTGGTTCCCGTTTGAGGCTAGTGCCCAACTTATTGCGCACACTGTTCAGAAACTTACCATCGAGGGAGTTGTTTGGCGCCACCCAGATGGGCGTATGGCAAAACTAAAAGCTCGTGACTACAAGTAAACCAACTATATTCATATAATAGGAGACGCAATGCAGTTCTCATCTGGACATGATTTGGCAAAAACTTCAATTGACCTTGAACCTGATAGTCCTGAGACTAGAGCTTCTGCGCACAGGACGTTGTTGAAGTTCGGACAGGAAGATCTTTCTGAAATGCTTGGTGTTCTTAGCCCAAACCCTTCGTACACCGTTTAGTGAGACCGCACGATTTACAAGTGGTGTAGTGAGACCCCCAACCAAGGAGAAGTTATGAACGACACAACCCAAGCTGTATTGATCATGTTCGGATATTTTGCACTCGGTGTCACTATCATGGCGATGATTAGCTATATTGTTAATCATCAACACGACAGTCACCCAGAGCTAGATACCGAGCCTGTTCTGACACCTCGCTACCACAATCGTCACTGACCCAAAAGTAAAACATCTCGACAACTAAGTGCCAACAAGGTATTTAGTTTTCACTATATTTAAGGAATTCAATAATGACCCCACAACCACAGGCAATCTTGATCACGGAATCCACATACCCAATCGCAGTTGCATGTCTTGCTGGTGGGTTTTCTACGATACCCATGGATAAAGTTCTCGGATGTGTTCTCATAATTAATAAAATGTGTGCAGAACAAGTTGCGAACGACAGAAGTCCAGGAGTTTTACTTGGGAATAGCTGGATGTCTCGGTATGAGTTCGATAAACGATTTCGACTATCAGACGAACATCTTGTTCTATATTTGAACGATCGCTTTGCAGAAATTGAAGCGATTTAAATAATCTATAACAAAAAACAGGAGATATAATGTTTAAAAGATTCCGTTTCACATTCATCGCTGTATTCGTAACTATGATCGCTGTCGGAGCAACGCTTTTGACATTCAATTCAGCCAATGCTGATCTGCCAGAAAAGAAGTTGGTTGTTGTCGGAGATTCAATCACGGCGCGATACAATGATATTTCAGGAGATGCGAACGAAGGCTGGTGGAGTATGGTTGGCCACGAAATGGGATACACGCCAGTAAAGGTCGCAGTGTCTGGCGTCGGATTCATGCGAAAGCAGCCTGACTGTAGTGGTATTCGTTTTGGTGGGATGCTCTCGCAGGTCATTGCCGAACAGCCTGATATTCTGATTATTGCAGGTGGACGAAACGATTGGCGAGATTGCGCTAGCTCTTCTCATGCGTCTGAAGCTAAGGTTCGAGACCACGCATTCCGATATTTCCGAGCATTGAACGCAAGGCTCGGTCTCATGGGAATCACCTCAGATGACGTCTACATGATGTCGCCTTGGGGCGCGGCTGCATCTTCACACATGTGGATTCGTAGTGTAGTTAAGGATGAGGGTGAGCGATTTGGCTTCACTTGGATTCCTACGTCATATTTACAGGATGGACACGGGTGGAGCGTGGATCGTACTCATCCTACGCTTGCTGGGAACGTTGAATTGAAGCGGCGGGTTCTGAAGTTCTCAGATCTTCTGTGCCGATGAAAGAAGCAGGTGCGGCGATGGTCATCATTATCATCTTGGTGGCCATCGCCCTCCTGCAGGACCCAACACCATCCTGCTTGACCGAACACGTTAGGTGTATAAGATGACTATGACAGATACTGCATCGACAGATTTCATGTTGCATGATCCGGAGAAAGAAAATCAAGACGGGGACTTGGCGCACATTGTTAACCCACCAATGAACCTTCATATTTGGACTCCAGGCATGGACATGTATGAGTTGGTTGATATTGCTAGAGAGAAGAAAATTGAAGTAACAGCTCTTTGTGGCCTTGTATTTATCCCGAAGAAAGACCCAGATCCTCTTCCAGCATGCAGTAAGTGCCTAGAGATTGCTGGCGAGCTCATGAGGAGTAAGGGTGAGTGACATGATTAACGATTCCTGCGCTAACCCGGACGAACATTCTGGGCATAAACATATCCTAAAAGTAGTATCTAAATGTGATGGTATGTCTCCTTGCGGCGCTCAGCTACACAGTATGCACCTGATGTCTAAGGACAAATATTTTTGGTGCAATGGCGTCTGTAATTGTGGTCTTGATGGAGACATTAAACGCGGTCCGGGTAGACACAAATAACCTCGTAGGTTCTACAGGCCTTATAATGAAACCCCTACGAAAGGCCTATTATGACCACAATCGAAACAGAAACACACCCCTGTGAGATGCTTTACTGCAACATGATCGTCACATTTGATGACGAACCATATTGCTTTGAGCATTCTTCCTGGGATGGTTCAACTGTCTTTGGTTACAGCTACAAAGCCACCCACTAGGATCGAAGAACTAGATACCCTCAACAAGGTATTTAGTTTTTTCCCTACCTTAAATAAAAAGGATACCCTATGTTAACTTGTTTAAAAATCGTACCAGAGACCTACCACTTGTATGTTGCCTTCATGGAACTCGAGGGTGTGGAGATTTTGTCTGGGTCTCAAACCAACAACAACTATATTCTAAAGAACGGTGTAACAAAGACGTGGGAGTGGATTAATCAACATGAGTTTGAGTTGAATTACAAATGGGTTGATGGTCGAGCCAGCGCTGCCGGTTGGACCCCAGTGGTTCGAATCAACGAGGACATGGATCTTCTTTAGCTCGCAGAAAAAACATGGTGTATAATAGACCCCTATGAAAGGCCACATCATGAATACCACCACTGACCCCATTGATGCCCACAACGCCAAAATCATGGCCGACCTCGAAGAATCCAAGAAGGCAGTCGCTCGTTACAATCGTAACGCGTACCTGCTTGCTGGAGGATTCGCCGTTGGCTTTGTTGGACGTGTTGCATACAACAAGCTCAGCCGCTGAATTCAAACGCCCCACAATAGAATCAAAAAGACTAGATACCAACAAGGTATTTAGTTTTTCCTCGTAGGATTTACAGGTCCTATAATGAGACCCCTACCTAAGGAGAAATCACCATGACAATCAACTACAAAATCACCACCGCGATTCTGACGCTCGTTGTTGCCGACCACATTAGAAACAACATCAAACTTCAGAAAGTCATCGAGACCACCAAACAAAGCCTCGAAGACGCTGACGAGTTGACTGGAATTTATGCCAAGAAGCTCAACGACACCGGAATCATCCCAGATGAATTTGAAGTCATCATCATGGACAATCTGTGCAAGTAACATCTCAAAACTACAAGATCACAAACACGGTCTTTTAGTTTTTCCTCGGTGGAAAAGTTGCCAACAATAGCACGTAATGTGGCGATAAGGTATCTACGAAAGGGTATCCTAAATGGGTAAAAAAGATTTAACAATTGAGATTGATGAGATGATTGATAACGTAGTGCAGCATTTAGATGTTATTACAAAACAGATTGCTCATATTGAAGCTGATGCATTTGAAAAAGGAACTATACCAGCCGAGTTTAGATACCCAGATGGTAGATACGTTATGGCAGATCTATATTTAGCTAAGAGTCAAATGCTTAGTTCTCTCATAATGCTGAGAAATTCTAGACCCAGCAGATATGATTCAGAATTTTTCTGAATGAAAGGATAGGAGTGCGCCATCGTGACTTGTAAAATTTGTAGAGACGAGATCTTAGTTATGACTCCTCCAGAAAAGGATATTTGCTCACAGAATTGTTTACTGATCTATAAATCTGAAGGGCATTCAAATGGGACATGAGATCGAAACAAAAACTAATGACACATGTGGAGGGTGACGCTTAAATGGAGATTGTATACTTGTCAAAAGAGACTGCACCAAGAATTGCAAAACACTATGGCGTGTCTCAAGAATCTGTGGCATCGGTTCTATATTCATCTTATGCTAAAAACACAGTTCGTGTCTTCTCTTTGGATACCGAGGAATGCTTAAAGGGTTGTTGTTAAACTATATTTAAGAGTCATCTGTCGCAGGTTCTACAGCGCATATAATAGACCCCTACGAAAGGAACCATCATGCAATGCATCTTGCCGTCCCTCGACGTACTCGAGTCCCTGAAGAATCAAGTTACACACGTTTATGTTAGTGCAAGCGGAACGGAGCTATATGCTGCCATTCCCTACAACAACATTCTCATGTTGACTGGTAACTTTGGGTTCATGAGTAACGAAGAGATCAACAAGTACATCCGAGATCATCTCCAAACTGTCTGAGTCTACCAAAAGGCTATTTACCGAAACAAGGTATTTAGTTTTTCGCCCGACTAGCCCAATGGCAGAGGCAGTCGACTTAAAATCGATCCAGTATGGGTTCGAGTCCCATGTCGGGCACTACCTTATCGTAAGATCTACTATCACTATAATGAGACCCCTACGAAAGGAACAATTCCCGTGACCCTATTCGCATTGCAAATCAAGAGCAAATTCTGTTACCACACCTATGTAGCCACTGCCCGAGGTATGGGTATGCCTGTGCTCGATGAAAACGAAATTAAAAACGCCTTCATCATCACCGATTATCAAAAACCCGGCCAATGGTACTGGATGTCTGACGGAAATTTTCACAAGAAATACCAATTCGAAGGTTACCAAGACCAATACTTATTCACAAGAATCTCAATCAGATAGAGCTAGGGCCCTAAACAAGGGCTTTAGTTTTTGCCTATATTTAAGGAGAGTATTATGGAAATAATTAATAGAAAGCATTGCACCCTGTGGATCGAAGGTAAACTTTGTAACGAAGTCGCTGAGGCGGTCACTCACAAGGTGGAAGGTGGTCATGCATTTATTGGCGGTGTTGGAGCTTGGTTTACGGGGGCAATTAAGGATGAACACCTAATTCACATGGCCGGAATATTTAGAAAAAATGTGTTGTTTCCAAAGTGCTGGGGTGACTGGGATCTAAACTCACCATTTAGTACCACCAGTAAACCTGATAATGTGACCTGCCCGAATTGCATTACCTTATTGAAGACGATGGACGATGGACCCGAATATGGTCTTAAGGAGATACTTACGGATGATCTTGTACATTTAACAGATGTCTTATCTGGGGATCGCATCTTACCAAATTGTTGGATGCGAGTGGACCGAAATCAGCAACAGTTCAGCTCAACGACTATTCTAGAAGACGTTACGTGTGTGCAATGTAGATTACACATAATACTTGACAAAGATATATCACCTGAGACGAGCGATCCTGTAAACCACCCATCACATTATACAGCATACAAAAATATTGAAGTCATAGATTTGACTGAGCAAATGAACTTTAACAAGGGTAATGCTGTGAAGTATATTGCTCGAGCTGGTCTTAAAGACCCAGAGAAAGAGATTGAGGATCTCGAGAAGGCAATTTGGTTTATTCAAAGAGAAATTAAGAGAATTTCTAAATCCGAAGAAACGATAGATAATGCTTAAAACAACTGAGTTAAATGACGACACAATTAATGAAATACACGAGAACGTCGGGTTGTCCATGGAAGTTCTGACCAACTGGCTAGAGGCGGATAAGAAGGATGAAGTAAAAAGATACATATCTTACTCTTATGGCGATGGTTGTTATTACTATGCTCATGGATTAGCGCGCACCGGTGAGATATATTACACTTGTGGTGTCCATAACAAGCGTAGCAAGCATCCCATCTCGGTGGGACCCGATAGACCTTGTCTAGAAATAGACCCAAACTAAGGAAAGAGTAAGACTATGGAATTAATAGGACGTAGACTGCCAGATACAGAAAAACACACATTCCCATTAGAGTATGATGATTTGAAAGATGGAGATATTTGGAAATGCTTGAACGATGATGGTACTCCGTGGATGACTGATTATGAAGGTAATCTTACTGGGTTTATTTGGATGTTCAAAGGGCCCGAGGATTCTGGTATAGGAACATTAATTTGTCACACAGTACGAGAGCATGACGACGACACAGTTAGTGTGATACCAGGAGACGGGTCAAGTAATAGTGTATTGCAAGGAGTCGGTGGATCTAACCAATGGCATGGTTATGTTGATCATAATCGCTGGTATTCAGTTTAAGGAGCACTAATGGACACATATGGGTATGTTTCACTTTATATCGTTGGCTTTGTTTCTTGGGGGATGTTTTGGGGGATATTTCTTGCTTCGATTCTAAGCACAAATACGATTGGGCACCGTGATGACTGGGACAATCGTAAAATTGTAGCTCAATTTGTTATAATTACTCCGATGTGGCCTTTTGGCGTGCTTGGGGTGTTAGTCTTCGCCATTCAAAAAAGTGGCGCCATTGTGATCAAAACCGCTTTAGGGAGAGACTAATGAAAGTAAAAGAACTGATTGAGCTGCTGCAAAATGAAGACTCGGAGATGGAAGTAATCACAAACGATGCATATGGTGGACGAGTTGACGCAAGGTATCGTAAAGTTAGATGTCTAGACGATGAGTACTTTAGTCACTACTTCGTAAAGCTAGATGTGCATGGAGAGAAAACCAAAGAGGTAATATATATTGGCTAGGAGGTGAACTATGGCGATAGTACTCAAGCAACATCAGATAGATGCAGTAAACAAACTAGAAAACGGTAAGATCCTTTGGGGCGATGTGGGTACTGGGAAGTCTATCACAGCTTTTGGATACTACATGAAGAACGAAAGCCCAAGGGATATTTACATAATCACAACTGCTAAGAAGCGTGACTCACTCGATTGGGAAGCTGACGCATTGGGCTTCAAGATTGGAAAAGCTAAGGACGCAACTCTGGCTGGAGTTCTCCACGTGGATAGCTGGAACAACATAGATAGATACCTTAACGTAGAAAATGCGTTTTTCATATTCGACGAGCAAAGGGCTGTTGGAGCGGGTAAGTGGTCTAAATCTTTTGTTAAAATCGCAAAGAAAAACCATTGGATCATGTTGTCAGCAACACCAGGGGATACGTGGCTAGACTATATTCCAGTCTTCTTAGCCAACGGGTTTTATCAAAACCGTACTGAGTTCAAGCGGGAACACGTTGTGTATAGTACCTGGTCAAAGTTTCCTAAAGTTGAAAGATATCTTAATGTTGGTAAACTCATAAAACTAAAAAACTATATTTTAGTTGAGATGCCTTATGTTAGGCACACTATACGCAAGAAGACTGAGATCGTTTTACCCCATAGTGAGACATTAATGAAGCGTGTGGTGAAAGACAGGTGGAACGTACACGAAGAACGACCGATCAAGAATCCAGCGGAGTGGTACTCTGTAATGAGACGCGTTGCAAACTCAGATGGCTCACGACTTTCTGCGGTAATTGGTCTAACAAAGAAACATCCAAAACTGATCATATTCTACAATTTCGATTATGAGCTCGAGCAGCTTCGTGTATTAAATGATATTCCTGATTTACACGTAGCGGAATGGAATGGCCACAAACATGAAAGCATCCCTGACACGGACCGATGGGTCTACCTCGTCCAATACCTTGCTGGAAATGAAGGGTGGAACTGCATTGAAACTGATACTATGTGTTTTTACTCTCTCACATATTCTTACAAAAATTTCTACCAGGCCCACGGTAGAATCGATCGACTTAACACCCCATTCATATCCCTCTATTACTACGTACTGAGGTCTAATAGTTGGATTGATTTAGTAATCATGAAGGCCTTAAAGATGAAGAAAAACTTCAACGAAAACGAATACGCACCCACGTTTGAGGAGGGGTAATGTACTATAAATGTCGTCATTTGTTTATGAAAGATGGTTTTGAGAGGGTTAAATGGTGGAGGTATAAGCGAATTTGGACCTGTATATTCTGTGAATTTAGCACATTTCGTGACGATTCTTCTGACGTTTTCGATGAAAGACCAATGAATCATGGTAGATGTGTGGCAGTAAAAGGGCTAAATACGATCTCTAAGGGGGCTAGACGGAGGTCTGAAAGGGCGTAGGGTATCTTTTAAAAACATACCCCCTATGTGAAAAAGGGCTGTTTTGGGGTCAAAAGGCCTTTGAGTAGCCAAATAGTGTCATAAATAATGTCTTTTTTGAGTAATCATAAACCCTACGTGTAAACCGTATAGGTATCTATAATAAGGATACCTATAGCGTTTCTATACAGGGTTTTTCAAAAACCACTATTGTCATTGTTTTTGTCATGTCTAGCAAAAACTAGGAATCGAGGGTAAAGATGGAGATCTGGGAAGAAGTCAAAGAATACTCAAGTTATGCTGTAAGTTCTTGGGGTAGAGTGATGAATGTAAATACTGGGCGCATTCTATCATTAACACAAAATCAGCACGGAACCGTGTTTGTTGGGTTCACCGTAAATGGTCTACAATCAAAACGCTCTGTTGCTCTATTGGTAGCGAATGCGTTTCTAGCCTACCCGTACCATGAATTATTCACTACACCCATCCACCTAAATGGAGATCGAACAGATAACGGTGCGGAAAACTTAGATTGGCGCCCCCTTTGGTTTGCTCAAACTTATCACAGTCAATTCTCTAGAGAGTATCGACATCGTCTACACTTCCCAATTGAGGTGGTGGAGACTGGGGAAGTATATTCTAATTCTATAGAGTGTGCTAAGGCGTTGGGTGTGTTAGAGAAAGATTTGGTAATGGCGGTACTCAACGAGGGACAAGGAAGGGTGGTGTTCCCAACAGATTACACCTTCAGATCATATTAGTGAATAGATACCCCTTAGTCGCAAAAACGCGTACTATAATAGAAGGGGAACCCCCAAGCATTTTAATTTAACCATATTTTTTGGAAAAGGAGGAGTTATGGGTAGACGAAAGCTGGAATCTAAATTTCAACTCGAGTTAAAAAATAAACTGTATGACACGTTTCCTGGATGTGTGATCATTAAGACCGACATCCAAGGATACCCAGACCTCCTAATTATTTGGCAAAAAAGATGGGCTATGCTTGAGGTGAAGCGATCAGAAAAAGAGCGCAACGATCCTGAACCGAATCAGGAATATTTTGTCGAAATGTTCGACGAGATGTCGTTCTGCTCTTTCATCTACCCCGAGATTGAAGAGGAAGTATTAGATGATCTTCAACGAGCACTTAAATCTAATCGGTCGTCACGCGTTTCTATCCGCTAGTAGTTATCATTGGATTAACTATGATGATGAAAAGATCGACCGAACCTATGTCTCTGCTCTGGCAGCAAGACGTGGTACTGATATTCATGCGTTTGCACACGAGGCAATTCGCTTAGGTATTAAGATGGGCAAAGTTAAGACTACTCTGAACCAGTATGTGAATGACGCAATCGGTTATAAGATGGCACCAGAACAGGTGTTACGATTTTCAGATAATTGTTTTGGTACGCCAGATGCAATTTCATTTAGAAAAAATCTGCTTCGTATCCACGATCTCAAAACTGGAGTAACACAAACCAAAGAAACACAGTTAGAGATCTACGCTGCCATGTTCTGTCTTGAGTATGGGGTCAAACCACACACTATCAAAATTGAGTTGCGAATCTATCAAAACGATGAGGTTAGAGTTTATGACGGAGACCCAGACGTGATTGTTCATTTCATGGATAGGATCATATCGGCAGACAAGAGAGTCAACGAGATCAAGAAGGAGGCGTTGTTATAATGGATATGACTGATAAGGAATATTTTGCACACTACGGCACGCCTCGACACTCTGGTCGATACCCTTGGGGTTCTGGCGATGAGAACAATAGAAATCGTTCATTCCTTGGTACCATAGAGGAGCTGAAGCGAGAAGGTCTTAGTGATAAGGAAATCTATGATGGTTTGGGTATGACAAGTACCCAGTTCCGTGCAAGAAAATCCATTGCTAAGAATGAACAGAAGCAATCCGCGATAAACGACGCACAGTCATATAAGAACAAAGGTATGTCTAATGTTGCAATTGGTGAAAAGATGGGTTTGAATGAGTCATCAGTTCGCTCTTTGTTAGCTCCAGGACAGCAAGATAAGCTTTCCATTCTCAATACAACATCGAACATGCTTCGAGATCATGTTGAGGAAAAGTTAGTAATCGACATTGGTGGTGGCGTTGAAAACCAACTTGGAATTAGCAAGGAAAAACTTGGAAATGCTGTCGCCGTACTTGAGGATGAGGGTTATATTAAGCATCAAGTAAAAGTAACTCAGGTTGGTACTGGTAAGCAGACGACTGTGAAGGTGCTTGCTAAGAAAGATCAAGTTTGGTCTGAGATCGTCAGAGACCCAACTAGAATTAAACAGATTCAAGCATATTCCAACGATGACGGAAAAAGCTTTTCGTCCATTCAACCACCAATTAATGTGGATTCTAATAGACTAAACGTTAAGTATGCAGAACAGGGTGGCAGCAAGGCAGACGGTGTAATTTATGTTCGTCCGGGAGCAGCCGAACTTTCTCTTGGTGGCTCTAGGTACGCTCAAGTTCGCATTGCTGTTGATGGTTCACACTATATTAAAGGTATGGCTATGTATAAATCTGGCTTACCAGAAGGTGTAGATCTTCAATTCAACACAAACAAGAGCGACACTGGCGATAAGTTAGATGCTCTTAAAGAAATGAATGTTGATCCAAAAACTGGAAAAACAGATCAAGAGAACCCATTTGGATCTATAGTTCGTCAGATCCCAGATCCAGAAACCGGCAATGTAGCTTCCGCCATGAATATAGTTAATGAAGAAGGCGACTGGGACGATTGGTCTCGAAATCTTTCCACTCAATTGTTATCAAAGCAGAGTCCGTCTCTAGCTAAAAATCAACTTAATATGACATATGAGCAAAAGCAAGCTGAGTTCGACGAAATTATGAGTCTCACCAACCCAGCTGTAAAAAAGAAACTTCTTGATTCCTTTTCGGATGATGTAGATTCTTCGGCAGTACACCTAAAAGCGGCGCACCTACCTCGTCAGAGAACACAGGTGATCCTCCCAATCAATGCGATGAAGCCGGATGAGATTTATGCACCAAACTTTAGAGATGGAGAGCAAGTAGTTCTAGTTCGCTACCCACATGGTGGAACGTTTGAGATCCCCCAATTGACGGTGAACAACAAACAACCAACCGCTAAGCGTTCTTTGGGTAATGCAGTAGACGCAGTGGGTATAAATAGCGAAGTAGCAGAACTACTGTCTGGTGCAGACTTTGACGGCGATAGTGTGTTAGTAATCCCAAACGGCAACTCAAAAATAAAAAGAACAGCACCCTTGGAAAGCTTAAAAGACTTTAACCCACAGAGTGAGTACAAGGGTTATGAGGGTATGCCTAAGATGGATGCAAGAACCAAAGGTATGCAAATGGGACAGGTGTCGAACTTAATCACAGATATGACGATTAAGGGCGCGTCAAATGAGGAGCTAGCTCGAGCAGTTCGTCATTCCATGGTTGTAATCGATGCAGAAAAACATAACTTAAACTATAAGCAATCGGCTATAGACCATACCATCTTAGCATTAAAAGAGAGATACCAGACTAGTTCACAAGGCGGCGCATCCACCCTGTTCTCAAGGGCCAAGAGTCCAATGAGGGTTAGGGAGCGTAAGCAGTTAGTCCGTGTAGATCCTAAGACTGGTAAAAAAATCTTTACTGAGACTGGGGCATCATACACAGACAAGTCTGGTAAGTTAATAATCAAAACAGATCGGTCTGAAAAGTTAGCTGAGACAGAAGATGCGCACACCCTATCGTCTAAGACTCCAATTGAGAAGGTCTATGCTGATCACTCTAACAAACTAAAGAGCTTAGCCAACACAGCTAGAAAGGCTTCTGTAAACACAAAGACGCTTGAGTACTCTCCATCAGCTAAGGTGGCGTACTCGTCTGAGGTGTCGTCCCTAGTAGACAAGCTTAATCGAGCCCTAAAGAATCGGCCTCTAGAAAGAAACGCTCAGATCCTAGCAGGTGCAGAGGTTAGACTAAAGCGTGAATCAAACCCTGGTATGGATGCAGCAGAGCTAAAGAAGATCAAAGGTATGGCGATTGTAACCGCCCGCCTTAGAACCGGGGCCGGCAAAGAATTGATCGACATCACCCCCCAGGAGTGGAATGCTATTCAAGCCGGGGCTATCAGTAATTCTAAGTTGGTATCCATACTAAACAACACCGACGTGGAGAAGGTCAAGAAGTATGCTACACCAAAGTCTAAGCCCTTGATGACGGGAGCTAAGATTAGTAGGGCCCGCGGTATGTTAGCCTCTGGCTACACACAAGCAGAAGTTGCAGATGCTTTAGGTGTCTCCATCTCAACACTTACGGCCGAGCTATGACAAAACAATCTAAACTATACGCCAATCACAGAGAGGTGTGATGATGATAGAACACATGTTAACCACAGTGGACAATCCGTTTGATCCATTCACACACTTCGATGAATGGTATCATTTCGACGCCCAATCTGGTTATGATACCCCCTCCCTCCTGGGCAGGGTGGCTATCACGTCAAACGAATTGTCAGAAGCTGATCAATCTATTGCAATTGAACGCGCAATTGAAGAAATTGTTCGAGAGAACGTTTCTGGTATGCATAAGATGGTAGAAGAGAAGAGATAGGGTGTAGGGGGGGAGGGGGGTCGCACACTCTACCCCCCCTCTGCAT